CCCGAAAGGGGGCATCTACATATTACTATGTAGGAATCATAACTTTGTTATAAGTTATGTCGAGGCTCACTCATTCTCTGGGAAACAGAGAGAATATGAAATCCTCTATCGGCTTCATCGCACAAAGTGCAAGTCGATCGTCCTAAGCGTAATACGAAGTATTACACGAAGGGCATTCCCATATATACTGATCAACACAGTATTTGGGAGTATAACCACACCAGCATCTACCAGCGAAATGACGCATCGGGTTGTCACCCGAGCGTAGTCATGCTGAAGAACTGTCATCCGAGTATAACACCTTCGGAGGAATTGTGATTCTTGGTTTTTGATAATGTTGTATGTACGAATCTCTCGTCCACACTATATCATCAACCGCAAAATCCGTGTCAAAACGGATCACCAGTGACGTCTTTTGAGCAGTAGCAAGCTCTCCTTTAACAGTAGGAGCAAGCAGCTGCACACCAAACGCCACCCCCTTTTTAAAACGAATTTTATGCAAGGGGTTCGGTGGAACGGGCTTGGAAGGATCGAAATCCCTAACCAGACCCATCACTCCGGCATCGTGTTCGAGACAAATCCTAAAGACTATCCCGTACACGGCAACATCGGCCAGGCCAGCTTCGGTAATATGAGTACCGAGATTGAAGCTGAAATACCTACCGGCAGCTTTCGCTTTCACAGACACGCCTTTAGAAGCGGTTACTGTGCCTGGAAACCCCAATGCGTCAACATTGGGACCCCGCATCACCCACTCGTCTTCAGAGCGGGAGGTCACGCTGGAAGAACTTCCAGCGGCTTTGGGTTTTTGCCCAGCATTTTTAGCGGCAGCCCAGTTACGCGACCTAGCGGTCGGTTTCTTCTTCTTATGGCTTACACCACAGGGAGTCGGCTTACCGCAAGTAGCACAATACGCCATTACAGAAAATACACTAGGAATAAATGCGAAGAGTTAATCTTACACCTATAGGTCTGACACCGTCCGGCCTCTGAGCTGACTTCGCGTCTCTCAAAGAACCTTCTCATGTGCTGAACCGTCCAGACGTGGAGGTAACCCCTTCCTTTGTGACATCTTCAGGTAGCGCAGCTTCTCGACTAACCGACCGGTTAATCAAGGCATTCTTCTCACCATTCGAACCATCCAATTGGTCCGTGACGTCTTCTATCTTTACTTCTCCCTGGCGTTTGAAATCAATTGTTTTTGCTTTCTTTCCAGGGGCACGCTTGATATCAATCGTCTGAGGTGTCAACCCGACATCTCCCACACCAGCGATCATTCGCTGCCGTACCAGTGCCTTCAGAAGCTCAGGCTTCGTGGAAACACTAACGGCCTCGGTTTTCAAAATAGGGAACCGAAGTGTGGGGTATTCTTTCTCATACAACATCTTTTTGTCGAGTGAATCATCCCAGATCGGAAACATCTTTCCGACAATGGCTTCCTGACGCACCTCAGGGCAATTGATAGAGGGTAGGAAACTAAGTCCATCCTTCTGATCGTTCATCAGTGAGCGCGGCCATCTTGTTACATAAATGGCAGCCTCATTGGCAGGAGCATCCGTGTCGATATCTATGGTCTCTCCGGTGTTTGAGTTAAATAACTTTAAACTCATCAAACCCTGAGAGCTCTCAAGTATATTTGGAATATACGTGAGGTAGATTATTGTATGATTACAATAGATATGACCACGGGCTTTATCGCTCACTTTCTTCCAGAGGGCGCGTTTTTCTTTCGATTGAAGCAAAATGGGCTGAATTGGCACATTATTCTTCATTTCAATCGAGAAACAGTTCTTTGTCGGGAGATTCTGCATCATGATATCATTGTAAAATTCGTCGACGTCTTTACGAGTCTTGATCCATTCTTCGGAGCTAAACTCGAATGCTGATGTCCCAGCTGGTTTCGAAGAGGAACCTCCACTCCCCGACAGAGTGTCTGTCAGGGTGCGGGAAACACCTTGAAAGGTCGTCATCACTTAAACCGGCACCGTCTAGCGGAATTACCCAATCTGAATGATGGAAGCGTAAATCACTTGAACTGGAACCAGAGCGAGCTGGAATTACCCGTACGTTCACGTGTACTAGCACAGCTGGTCGCATCCAGTGGCACTAGTATAAAATTTACGCGCCTGGCTTGGCGCCCTAACTCTGAAAAGAGAATAGGACAATCCCCCGCACATGGGGATTCTTACACCACCGATAGATATACATAGTATACCCCGGAACCACGGGAAGTGGATTAACGTGTGACATATAGCCAGGAG